ATACGACTTTATACGACTTAAACAAATATAGATTTTACGACATGACGATACTCCTTTGGATCAATTTCAATAAATGACGAATACTTTACTATCTTCTTATTATACTCGATCCAAATGAAATCGTCAACGTATTTATTGATCTTTTTCACGAATCCTAGCACTTTGTCTAGTATAATAAAAGACTCGATTGATATATCTTCAGAGATGAGAAGTTTCAGAATTATTGGATGTTGCCCATCATCACACTGAAACACCTCATCAAACTGAAGATCATTCCGATCCATATAATCACGAAGTTTACTCATATCTTCACGGAATGAATATTTAAGTGACTGGAACTTTCTCTTCCATTCGTTAAAGACTTGTTCAGCCTTGTCAGAAACAAGACCTCCACTCCAATTATTATCCTCCTTGATTAGATTTGAAACGAAGAATGGAACAAGTTCCTTCTTATGCCTCCTTTCTATCTTCTCGAAGAAAAACTTGTCTTTACGTCTTAAAAAAGATTCCTCCTTTACTCTCAGTTTACCATTATATTTAAAGTAATCATAATCAGTCGTAAAATGACTTCTCAACGCAAGATAAGTTTTATACGCATTGAAACCAGGAAACGACATCACATGGGCAACTTGCATAATTTCTCTGTTAGTAAATTTAAATCACTAGCCTCTGATTCAATCTTCGCCTTGATAACTTTATTAATCATTTTAGCAACAGATTCAATCTCTACATTATTCTTTTCACAAAAATTGATAATTGCGTCAATATAAGATTCACCAGTTTCATACACAAAATCTTCAATTTCTTGATTGAACTTATTCCTATCAATCATTTCGAAATAATTCCTCCAGTATTCTTTCTTACAATATCTTCTGAGATTGCTTCAGCGTAATAGATTTCTAGTACCTCAGCATCTTCTACACATTCAAACCAATGATATTCACCCGGCTTCACTGTAGTGAAATTTCCTGGTCTTAGTTCTGTCTTATCTGTATGATCATAATCATTCTTACGTACAAAAATATTCATTTTACCGCTAATACAATAGAATCCGTTCCACTTGTGTTTATGTAAATGTTCTGAACATTTATAACCAGACTTTGTAATGATTCTGTGGACTTCAATCATGGGAGTCACTAAAAGAGATTCTGTCTGACCCCAAACTTTACCATAAATCATTTTTTAACCACTCCATCAATTTCTAAAATTTGTTCTATTATTTTTGGAAAATCTTTTAATTTAATCATATTAGGACCATCACTCGGTGCATTATCAGGATCTGGATGGACTTCCATAAAGAGTCCTGCTATTGATACAGCGGTAGCTGCATAAGCAATAACAGAAGCAAAACGTCTATCACCCCCACTTGAACCTCCCTGACCTCCTGGATATTGTACGGCGTGTGTGCAATCCATAATGACAGGTGCATATTCTTTCATCACTTCTAATGAACGCATATCAACAACGAGATTGTTATATCCAAATGTTGTACCTCGTTCAGTTAAGATTACTTCATTATAACCAAAGGATTTTATCTTGTCAACTATATTTTTCGTTTCCCATGGAGATAAAAATTGTCCTTTTTTTACATTCACAGGTTTACCAGTTTCGGCAGCTGATTTTAGAAGATCAGTTTGCCTACAGAGAAATGCTGGTATTTGAAGAATATCAGCATTAGTTACGGCACATTGCCAAGATTCATGTACATCTGTTAATGTAGGTATACCTCTATTTCTTATTGAATCAAATGCATAATACGCACCATCAAAGTCTCCTCTGTATGAAGAGGATGATGTTCTATTTGCTTTATCAAAACTCATTTTAAAACAAAAGTTGACAGATAAATCGTCACAAATCTCTTTTAGAGTCTCTGCGATTTCCACTGCCAACTCTTGATTTTCAAAAACGCACGGTCCAGCAATAATCGATAGTTTCTTATCGTTAGCGAGACTATTATAAAAATTATTCATAAAAAATATGCTTTCCTATTCTAATCAATACCTTTTTATTTTTGCTCCATTTAGGTACGACATAATCCGCATGATAAAATCTAGAACCTCTTGTGAAGTCTTCTACATTAAAGTGTAGTAATGTATCTGCTATATTAATAGCTTTATACCAAGTTTGTAAATCTTTTGGTGTATCTGATTTACCGTCACAATACCAAGAAAATTGACACTTATATTTTACTATTTTGTTGTTTATCTTTATTGCCTGATATACAACGTCGCAGATGTTATTAGGGAAATCTTTGTCTTTTACACGATTTAGAGTTACGAGACCAATAGCATATTGACCAATAATTTCTTCTCCTCTAGCTTCAAAGTATATGTTTTTAGCTAAACAGTTCAGACTATCTTTATCTACTTCGTGACTGTCTGCATTACCCGGCAATGTTGCCATAGATACAAAAATAAGAATTAAGTAGACAAAACAAAAAATGATAAACTTTGCGATTCCCTCTTCGGAGAATTTAAACAATGTTATATCCTTTGATTGTTAAAAGTGATTGGGCCCGTTATATGACAGGGTGGAACCCATACCCCGTGACTACAAGTCGATTAAGCCGCTAGGCGGATATCCTCGAAGTGGTTGTCATTTGCAACATTAAAGTTAGCATTTATAGTTTTGGTCCGATACGCTGGTACCATGGCGTCTACCTCGATTTGATCTTTACTACGTCAGTCGAACCTAATATCACCCCCCGCATAAGCATACCACAACAAACTCTTTCGTGTCTAGCAAGGTCTCATTACTAGAGACGGTGATATGCTTATGGTGGAGGTGACGGGTACTGCCCCCGTGTCCTGAACGTTTATTCTATCTCCTCTCAGACGGTAGATTTAATATTTATATTATCCATCTCTAGACTCTTGACATAATCAAATTCATCTGCAAGCCGGTCCAGATATTCTTCGTATTCCTCACGAATCTTAGGATCTCGAAACTCTTCTTCATATGCGTGTCCTGTTTTGGGTTTGAGGTATCGAGGTGTGAACGTTTTTGACATGATTGTCTCCTTACCATTCTACACGGTAGCCTTGACGCTTAAGGTAACTGACTACCTCCATCATATCGTTACCGCTAAAACTTTCGTAGTGCCGGCCTTCAACGAACTTTCCGGTTTCGGCATTGTAGAGGTTGGCGTAGTAGTTGCCGATGGATTCTTTAGAAAGATCTACGGGTGTCTTAAAATGATGGATTTTGGACATCTTGTGTTCCTTCTGTTAAGTGTTAGTGTTCTTACAGTATAGTACCAAAATGAATTAATGTCAACGGAAAAGTTGAAGAATTTACCTCATCAACTAGAACATCCTTTCTATAAAAAAATGATGGCCACGATTTTTCCCCTCTTTCAGTACTCCATCTGCCATCCCTGCCGTACCTCACATAAATGAGCCTCAGCAGCACGGGGATATTTATATTTGGTACGCCCACCAGGATTCGAACCTGGACCGCTCCCTAATCTGGGGACCATATGCCGGATATAAGCCGGGTGTTCTACCGTTAAACTATGGGCGCATATTTGGCGATCTCGGCAGGACTCGAACCTGCAACCTAGAGCTTAGAAGGCTCTTGCTCTATCCAATTGAGCTACGAGACCAATTAACAGTTCCAACACAATTTCGAAATTGCGTATGCAAAGGGCAAAAATGATAGTAGAACAAATATTACCATATACCAATCAATCAAGGTAATACTCTCTTTACGACTACATGCCCCATCTCAAATGGTAGAGTTACGACATCGTAAGCAATACCAATAGGTGTCAATGGTGTTACAGCACAGGCTGAAAGCAAAAGACTGAGACTGATAATGATTACCTTTTTCATAGTTCCTCAATCACATAATTTTCCATTACTTCATTATATACAGACTTGGCAATGCCGTCAACTAAATTTTCATCACATTCAATATGTATAGTCTTACCGATTCGAACATTTTCAACCATATCATATCCCATAGATCGTAAAGCATTTGCTACTGCATCGCCTTGCATATCTTTGATACCGGGACGAAGAGTTGTGGTGATCCTATATTTCTTTATCATTTAGTTTTTCTCCACCATTTCACCGTTACGAACAACGTAGTGTTTAACTTCACACATACTTGACTTAATATAAGCACGACCTCCGTCGATCATATTGCCGTTCTCAAACCGTTTATAATCATGGCGATGTGTGCTGTACTGTAGATTGCCATCATCATCTTCAACAAGCCCAAACTCTACAGATTCAATTCGATCTGCATTGGTAATCATAATTTGTGGCTTTTGTGTTACTCGTGTATCAACCATATTGTAATATAATCCAAAGTAATGGTTACCAAACTCAGGATGTGGAGTCTCTCTGTAAAAGATATCCATTGCCCATGCCTCATAGCCCAGAGCACTTGTACACACATAGGTAACAGGAACACCATCTTTCTTAGTATAGTGTTCACAAATCTTGTCAGTATCAAATAGTGGTTCGTGTTTAATCATCATTTCAATCCCATAGCGATTTGTTATTTTATGATATAATCTAGATTTAACCAGTCTGTTTCTTCTGACATCATTTCAACTTTATCACCGTGTAGTTCTTTAAGTTGATTCCATATATGAGCATTGTTCACGCGTAGAGTATAACTCTCCTTACCGCAACTATAGCAACTGCCACTTGATCCATAGAAGTTAAATCTATCACCAGCATCCTCCACACGAGTAATGCCACTGTTCATACGCCAACTGCTGCCATGAAGGTAGCCACCGCTGCAACCAGCAAGAACACGATAATGAGGATCATCACCTTTAAATTTAATAACTACCCAGTTGTCAGGATTATAATCAGTCATTTTCTCCTCACCAGCCAGGAGCAGAGTAGTCTTTGTGTTTCTTGTACATTGCCATACCATCTGCACCATATGCAGGACACACTGAAATGTACTCGGGCAAACCCATGTTATCCTTCTCACCTGACGCGCCGCAGATAAAGAACACACCAGTCTTTTCAGCCATTGCATGTTTGAACATAGTCTCGTACTTCTCAACCTTCTTGCGAAGGAGTAGTACTTCTTCATAATAATCTTCAGTCATCCTCGCCTCTTTCCAGTGGTCGGATCATTAGCGTCTTCTTTAGATAGTACCTGTAGACCACCTTTGTTATACGCTTGACCGACAACATATTGAGAACTATACATCAGTTTTGTCTCTCTGTCAACTGATTTATTCGTTTGAATCGGTACAATTTTGTTACTGAGAGGAATTTGGTCGGAGTGGTAGGATTCGAACCTACGACCCTCTGGTCCCAAACCAGATACACTACCAGGCTGTGCTACACTCCGTTGAGAAGGATGAGCGCCCATCTTACGAAGCCACTTATCATGTTCGATATCGGCTTGTAATTGACGCTTAGACTTTTTAGATTTTTGTTTACGAGTGGATGTTGTTGTCATCCACGGACCTACAAGATGCATACTCATATCATCTCCTGCCTAAGTAATGAATATAGTATAACAAAGAGTACGCTAGTTGTCAAGCGGAAAATACCCAAAGATCTTCAAAATTTCCATCTCGTTGTTTCTTTGCTTGTCTACTTCCGCTCATTGCACTCCAACGAACTTTGTAATGTTTATCTAGTGTCATATGCTTAGATACTACATCACGCATATCTTGCGATATGTTGCGCTCTTGCTTATCTTTAGTTCTAAAATTACTAATTACAAAACCAAACTTTGCCCCAGGTTTCATAACTGCTTTACATAGTTTTACGGTTTCTTCCCAGTATCCTGTTAGCCA